CAATTTATTGTCTCGCAACCTATTGGTCGCGAATCACACCACATTACTATTTGTCGGGCATTGAGTGAAGCATCACGCCTTGAAATACCAGACCATCGCTTGCTGGTAAATATTAGTCCTGGCTCAGGTAAATCAACATTGCTGGCGATGTGGGTAGCGTGGACGCTGGCTAAGTGGCCTGATTCACGATTTCTGTATATTTCATATGGTAAGATTTTAGCCTCTAAACACACAGAAACAATTAAACGCATTATGCAATTAGCACATTATGTTTATTTATTCGATGTAAGGATAAGACATGATTCTAAAGCTAAAGAGTATTTCCAGACAACAAATGGTGGAGCAGTGGCCGCCTTTGGGTCATCGGGGCCAGTAACTGGAATGGACGCCGGGCTTCCAGGGCTTGATAGATTTTCAGGCGCAGTGATTATTGATGATGCTCATAAGCCAGATGAGGTTCATTCAGATACAATAAGACAATCAGTTATAGAGAACTATAGAGAAACAATTCAACAACGGAACAGGGGGATAGATGTACCTTTTATCTTCATTGGTCAACGACTCCATGAAGATGATCTCGCGGCCTATTTGCTAGCTGGAAAAGACGGCTACACATGGAAAACCGTTATCTTAAAAAGTATTGATGAGGCTGGCAACGCATTATATCCAGAAGTAAATACAAAAGCATCGCTATTAATCAAACAAGAACGTGACCCCTATGTATTTTCATCTCAATATCAACAAGACCCAATCCCCGGAGGAGGCGCACTATTCAAGCCCGAATGGTTCGTCATGCTGGAAGATGAGCCAACAGTATTGTACAGTTTCATTACAGCCGATACCGCAGAAACAGCCAAAAGCTACAATGATGCTACCGTATTTAGTTTCTGGGGTATCTATGAAATTGAGTCCTATGGTATAAAAACTGGTCAATATGGGCTACACTGGATAGATACGCTTGAGTGCCGGATTGAACCTAAAGATTTAAAACCTGTGTTCCTGGATTTCTGGCAGCAATGTATGAGGTACGCAAAGCCTCCGCAGATGGTTGCCATTGAGAAGAAGTCAACAGGTGGAACGTTGCTAAGCTTATTGGATGAGATTAGAACGGTTAAAATGATGGATATTCCAAGAACAAGGGAACAAGGCAACAAAACAAAAAGATTTTTAGAGGCTCAACCTTATATTGCCGAAAGACGTGTTTCCTTTCCTATTTTTGGTAAACATGTGAAGCTTTGTATTGACCATATGTCCAAAATTACGGCAAATGAGACGCACCGGTGGGACGATATTTGTCTTACATATAACACTAAGATATCATGTTATAAAGGACTTGTCAATATTCAAGACATAAAAATAGGTGATAAAATCATTACTCCATTTGGCATCGGTTATGTTGTTGCTTGCGGGATAACCGGTAAAAAGAATGTAATTAAAAATATTGGTCTTGAAGGAACGGCAGGTCATCCCATTTTTTACAAAGATAAGTTTATTCCTTTAATAAATGTCATAGATATGATAAGTTTAGATAAATTATCATTTAAAGGGCTATTAAAATGGAAACAACGCCAATTGTTATATTCGATGGAGAAGAATTTAGACTTCCTCCTTCGAGAGTCTATTTCTGTGCTAGCAAAGGAAAATATAAAAACCAATTTCTTCACCGTGTTGTTTGGGAATTTTATACAAAAGAAAAAATACCGAAAGACTTTGTGGTTCACCATAAAAACCATAATAAACTTGATAACCGTTTCGAAAATCTGGAGTTGTTATCACCTAAGCAACATAGCGCGATACATCTTAAAGGAAAACCCGTTAGTCCTGAGCGCCAAAAAGTATTGGAAAAAATGTGGGAAAACTCCAGAAGAACACAATCTACCCCCCAATACAAAGATAAAAAATCCAAACAAGCTTTGGAATGGTTTAATGCAAAAAAGCAAGTTAATTGTAGCGTTTGTAAAAAAGAATTTATTGGGATTAGACATACCTCACATTTATGTAGTCCAGAATGTAAGCGAACCTGGTCAAACCAATGGAGTAGAGAACGATATAAACGGCAGCCAGAATTTACCGCAAACTGCTTATATTGTAGAAAAGATTTCACAGCAAAACGCGCTATTTGCGAAAGACATAATAGAACAACATGCTCAAGTGCGTGCGCAAGAAGATTTGGATATGAAAGAAGTCTACAATCTAAAGGTTGAGCCGTATGGCGTATATTATGCTAATGGTATATTAGTAAGCAATTGTGACACCGCAGCCGATGCGATAAAAATAGCTTTGATAGATAAAACAATTATATCATCCCAAGTAAATGCGGTAGATTATACCCAAATGGCAAAATCAATGACCGGACAACAGAATAAGGTGAACCGATTAAGGCAAAGTGCTTATACACGATAATTAAATGAGATACAATTAAAAATAAGCAGGGAAAGGATTTCTCTACAAGGAGCTACAACAATGAAGGACGTAGCAAAACGCTATCAAGATAATCTTGCGCGTATTAAGAAAAAAGTTCGTAATGCGCATGACTATTTTAAAGATAATTACGACCGCTATAATGAGTTCAGACGCTTTGTTTTCGATTCTTCACTGAAAGAAGATGAAATCACTTTACTTCAAACCATTGGACGACCGCAACTAGAATTCAACGTACTCGAAGCGTATATTAGCAGACTTCTTGGTGAGTTTTCAAAGCAAGAGCCTGACATTGAGGTTAATGCGTATGACCAAGATAAAGCTGACCCTATCACCATTAAGATTGTTGAGCAACATCTAAAGCATATGTTCATGGATGATAATAACGAACATACTCGTTATGAAGTTTACAAAGATTTGCTATCGGGTGGTTTCAGTACAATCAAAGTGTTCACTGATTATGAACACCAAATGTCTATGAATCAGGTAATCCGAATTGAACGCCAAGAACCTACACTTACAGGGTTCGATAAATTGGCACGATTCTCACATAAGGGTGACGGACAATTCTGTTTTCAATTGTTCCCTAAAGATAAAGAAGAGTTCTTAGAAGAAAATCCCGATATTAAACTTGAGAATTTAAGTTTCAGACGTGACTTTGCAGGATTCAATTGGTCATATCTTAACGATAACTCACAAATAATCGTGGTGGCTGATTATTATGAGAAGAAACGCAAAGAGGAAACAATAGTTCAAGTGCGTGATGGACGTGTGATGACCTCAAGTCAATATCGAAAGATGGTTGATACGTGGAATGACATTACTATCCCTCCGTCAATCATTGGTAAACCAAGGAAAACCTTAATTGACACCATATGCCGTTATAGAGTAATCGAAAATCAGGTATTGGAGTACGAAGAAACAGACTTTTCACATTTGCCCTTAGTATTTATTGACGGTCATTCGTTAATGATAAAGACACCGAAAAATGGCAACATACGACAGGTAACAAGACCCTATGTGTATCATGCGAAAGGTGCGCAACGCCTTAAGAATTATGCGGGGATTTCGCTTGCAAATGAGATTGAGAATACGGTACAGCATAAATTTATGGTGGCTAAGGAAGCCCTTCCAAAAGAGGAAGAATTTTTACAGGCTTACAAGGATACTCAAAAAGAGTCTGTGTTGGTTTATAATTCTGTTCATGAGTCCAACCCTGACATGCCAATTAGTAATCCAATCCGTGAAGTCAATAGGATTCCTTGTCCTCCTGAAATTGCACAGGCTTTCACTGGAGCTGACTCGCTTATTCAGAATGTATTGGGTTCCTATGATGCTAGTCTTGGGATTAATAACAATCAACTATCTGGTATTGCAATCGTGGAAGCTGCTAGCCAGTCAAATGCTACTGCTATGCCTTACATTGTGGGTTGTCTCCAAGGGTTCCAAAGGGTAGCTGAAATATATGTAAACTTAATGCCTAAATATTTTACTACACCACGAACACTTCCGATATTAGATGATGATGGTAAGCGACATTTTGTTAAAATCAATCAACCTGATGGACTGCCGATGGATTTTGATACTAACTCACTCAATGTGACATTGAAGGCTGGAGCAAGCTTCCAAGTTCAGAAATCAAGAACCATTATGATGGTGAAGGAAATGATGGGCATGTCGCCATTGTTCGCTCAATTTATTGCTGAGAAAGGATTGAACTTTGTACTAGATAACATGGAAGGCAAAGGTGTTGAACAACTTAAAGGATTAACTGATGAGTGGCTAAAAGAATATCAACAAGAAAAGCAAGCAGCACAGCAAGCACAACAACAAAATCCTGCGATGATGAAAGCACAAGTTGATATGGCTAAAGTTCAACAGAAAGGGCAGATTGACCAAGCTAAGTTACAAATTGATATGGCTAAATTACAACAAGACCAGCAAAAAGTGATGGCTGATTTACATCTAGGCCAGCAAGCTGCTACTGTTCAATTAGTAAAAGCACAAACTGAAAAATACAAAATACATTCTGATTTGCAAATGCAAAGTCATGATATGCGACATCGGCATGTAAAGGAAGCCTTGGAGTTCCATCATAAGTTAAGTGAAAAGCAAGAGGGCAAAAGGCACCATGCATAAATTAATCGTATCAGTTGGTAAAGTATTTATAGAAGATAAAATGAAAACTGGAGTATCTTTTGATTCACCGACTGCTGGAGGATTTTCTTTTGTTTGTGAGCAAAAAGAATATAGTCAGCCTTATGATGCAATGTCATTTTCGGATGAAGACATTCAGTATTTTATTAAATATTTACAAAAATCACTAAATAATGGAGATAAAAATGAGCAAGATACGGTGGAATGATTTAAAAGATGCCACTCCAAATGAGCTTAAAAAGACCTACAAGCTAAACGATAAACAGCTTGAAAATCAAGTTCGTAGGCATATGGACGGGGCTAATCCTGCTGAGCGTAGAGGATTGTATGAATCTGTTTGGGCTAACAAGAAATAGGAACTACCATGCCATTGAATAAAGGTGCCAAGCCAGGTACTAAAAAGTTTGGACAAAACATATCTACTGAAATTAAAGCTGGGAAACCACAGAATCAAGCGATTGCTATTGCCTACTCTGAGGCTAAACAAGGTAGAAAAAGGAGCAAGAAAAAGTGAGTGATACATTTAGAAAAACATATAATTCATTACATTTAAAGCATGGATTTGAACTGGAAATCAAAAATTTAGCAGAGACTTTGGAAGGTTATTTTAAACAAATTCCTTCAAGAGAAATGTCTTTAGCGCTCACGAATCTTGAGCAAAGTATTATGTGGGCTACTAAAGCCATTTATTCTAAAGAAGGTGAATAAAATGAAGATGAAAAAAAAGGACATTAAATCCCGTGAAAAGAAGATGACTAAGCACATGGACGCAGCACAAGACAAAAAGCTTGTTAAAAAAATAGTCAAAAAGGATTGTATGAAATGATTGAAGATTTAGAAAAGAGATTAGACGCAGTATGTGAGTCAATGGAATCTGCCGCCGCTGAATACAATCAGTCAACGCAGTGTTTGGTAGAAGCCCTTACGGGGATTCATGAACGATTGGAGCGTATAGAAAAATGGATAGAGAGCCAAGAAAAGGTGCTGGCAAAGGACTAGATAAGAGTCCTTATAAGCGCGAAGAAGAGAAGGTCACTAAAAAGGCTTTCAAGTCAGTAGAGAAATCCGTTAAGCCTGTTGCCAAGGACACTAACAAGACACGCCGCAAGGAAACTAAAGCGCGAATTGTAGGTGATACAGTGCCAGCAGTAAAACCTAAATCGAACCTTAAAAAGGACATGAAAAAGTCCATGAAAGGTAAGTGTTAACTCATCACAAGGAGCGTGTTATGCAAATGCTTTTGACATTTATTGCTAGTCATTTATTAACTATTCTTGAAAATTTATTGGTTCAAGAAGAGCCCGCTATTGTAGCTCAGGTTGAAAAAGAAGCTCAATTATTAATTTTAAAAATTGAATCTCTTTTAAAATCCAAATCACCTTCTGCGGCTGCTGCTTTAAATCCTGCGCTTAATTTGGTCGGAACTTTAGCAAATGATGCGGTTGCGGCTGCGGGAAACGCTGTTGCTCAAGACGTTGCCAAGGTATCATAAGGGGCATAAAATGGCTGAGAAATGGATTAAAGGCGCTATCAAGCATAAAGGAAAACTTCACAGAGAGCTTGGTGTTCCAGAAGGTAAAAAGATTCCTGCGAAGAAAATGGCTAAAGCGGCTAAAAGCAAAAATCCAACTATTCGCAAAGAAGTTGCTCTTGCAAAGACCTTGAAGAAAATGAAGAAATAATCGTACAATAATTAACTCTTTGATAAGGACATTAAAATGAGTGAGTATAAAAATAAAGAAGGGATGATTGATAACCGTATGGTTAAAGACAATCATCAACAAGGTATCGAGCGCGTAAAACAACGCAAGGGTAGTACTACTCGCGCGGATGTTGAAGGCCATGACGGCAAGATGGGTAAAAATATTCCCAGCGAGTCACATTGGAAACGCAATGACGTGCTAACCCCAAGAAAAGCATAAGATAAGGACTATCATGCCTACGATATATCAGCTTCCAATTCAACAGCCTGCGATGGTGGGCGTTAATCCCAATCTAAAATTTGCAGTCTTTGGTGATAATCTGGCGACAATTACTGCTGCTGGATACCTTAATTCAGTTAATCTTGAATCTAATCCAATTGCCTCTACCGATGTTTTACAAGTGTTATATAGCTTTAACAATGTCACCAAAGTAGGGACTTATGGCGTATTTACTGTAAGTATAAGCAATAGTGGTGTAATCACTTTGGTAGCGACTGTAAGTCCAGGGGATGTTTTACTGCCTGTTGTTTCCGGTGATTTTGCAGTGTTTAACGGAACTACAGGTCAAATCAAAGACTCTGGTTATCTGCCATCAAACGCTGCGAAAACCAATGTAGTTATGTTGTCCGCTGCTCCAACTGTAGGACATTTGGCAAGCTTTGTTGATGTTGCAGGAACAGTCCAAGATGCTGGAATTGCATCTACCGCTGTAATGCTTAACAACGCAGCCAATGTCTTGACTGGAGCGGGTCAAATCACCTTAGTAAAAGCTAATGGTACAGAAGCCGCAAACGCAGTTACGGCAAGTGGTAATGCTGGGGTAATTACAACTTCTGCGTTAACTACTGCTGGCGGTGCTACCTATGTTATTACTTGGACTAATACTTTAATCACGGCAACATCTGTTGTAGGTTTAACAATCCAAGGCGGAACTAATAGTGCTACCAATAACATCACTTTTAAATGCCTTGTCGGTGCTGGTTCCGCTACATTAACAATTTATAATAATACTGCCGCTACTGCTTTAAACGGTACACTGCTTATTGGTTATTCTGTGTTGTAACATCCCTGTTTGGGCTTAATTTTTCTTCCTTTTGATTAAGCCCAGCTTTTTAATGAACAGCCTTTAAATTATCTTTAAACCACTTATCGACATTTTCAGCAGTATAGTAGACCTTGCCATTGAGTTTGTAATATTGCGGGCTATTGCCATCGTATCGAGCTTTTCTAAACCAATGGATGGACAAACCATATCGCGCTGACACTTCTTTTTCTACTAAATATTGAACACCATCCAACAATAACATAATTATCCTTAATTAAGTTCAAAAGTTTATATAATCATCATATTTCATTCTATTTCATTAGTTAACCTTGTTTACGTCATATTCATTCAGCAAACCTCATATTAAGTCATATCCCTCTATATAGCTCATTGTTGGTTACTCCTTACTTGACTACCCTTAGAGTGTGAATTTCGCAAATGGTGCAATGGACTGCAACTTTCACACGAGACCCGTGCGTAATGCGGGGATGATTTTTATTTAGCGTAGCGGCGTAATAGCTCGAGACCTGTTCGATAGGCAGAGGAATTACCGTGGCGGGGCAATAGCTAGAAGGGAATGTTATGGATAATAGTGTTATGGATAACGTGTCTGAAACTAATCAGACTCAGGTAGAAACTGCTCAGCAAGCACAAGAGCGTGTTTTTAAGCAATCAGAGTTAAATGAGATTGTGGGTCGTGCGAAGCATGATGCTATTGAAAGCTTTAAAAGGCAACAACAACAAAATCAATATGCCCAGCAAGCACCTCAGTCAAATCAAAGCTCTAAATCATTGTCGGAAGATGATGTTAAGAGGTTAACTGGTGAAGAGTTAGCAAGGCAACGTAATGACTGGACTCGTGAAGCCCAAGAAAGAGCGGATGCTGAGATAGCCCAACGCATAGTAAACAGCTACAAAGAGAAGATTGCCCCTGGGAAAGAGAAGTACGAGGATTTCGAGGCCGTCACTAATAATGTCGATATGAGATATTATCCGAACGTTGTTCAACTTTTAGCCGAATACGTCGATAATTCCCATGATGTTATTTATGAACTAGCAAAGAACAGAACAAAACTGTATCAGCTAGAATCAACGTGCGGTCACAACCCTCAAGATGCCATCTACGAGATTAAACGTTTGTCAGATTCCATCAAAGCAAACGAATCAACATCTCAGATGAAACATGCCAATAGCCCTTTATCACAACAACGACCTTCTAACACCGGAACGGATTCGGGTAATTCTCTGTCGATGCGTGATTTAAAAGCCAAGTATCGAGGATAAGCTCTGAATTCTAACTTAAGGATTAAAGTTAGGAGTAACTAACATGGCTGTTTTCCCAAATAATATTTTACAAACCGTCCAAACCTATCAAAGGTCAGGACTTGCGCTGTTACAGAACTTATGTTGTCATATTTCTACAGCTAATACAAAATTTAAAGATTTTGATAAAATTCAGGCCAACTTAGGTTCTGCTGTAACCTTCGATTTGCCACCTCGTGCGACTACAACTGCTGGTCTTGTTGCATCATTCCAACCTGCTGTACAACGTGTACAACAATTGATTTGTGACCAAGCAAACAACAGTTCATTCGCTGTTACATCTCAACAACGTATCTTCAACTTGGAAAAAGGCGAAGAAGATTACATGCGTGTGTTTGGTAAGTCATTCATCGCTGAATTGGCTACACAAGTTGAAGGCAACGTTGCTCTTAACTGGGCATCGGCTGTTCAAAGTCAATTAGATGGAACTCTAAATACATTTTCAGGCCCATATCGTTATTTCGGTAATGGTTCTACTGCTCTAACCTCTTACCAACAATTAGCGCAAGCTATTATGTTCTTCAAGAACTACGGGTCTGTAGCAGAAGGCATTAAGGTTTACCTTCCTGATACTGTAGTTCCTGCTGTAGTAGGTAATGGACTTAACCAATTTGTACCACATCGTAACGATGAAATCGCTATGTCTTGGGAAATTGGGGATTTCGGTACTCCATTAGTAAGTTACTATCAGTCAAACTTAATGCCGATTCACGTATCTGGTGATACTGGTGTTAATCAGCAAACATTGACTGTTGTAAGCACTAACGATCCAACAGGACAAAACGTAACTCAAATCACTGTAAGTGGTGCGACTGCGAGCGATGCTAATGCCGTGTTCTCTGGTGACTTGTTTAGCTTCCAAGACGGTGTTTCTGGTCAGCCTAACATGCGCTACTTAACGTTCATTGGTCACTTCCCAAGTGCTAACCAAGTTCAGTTCCGAGCAACTGCTAACGCTGCTGCTAACTCTGGTGGTGTTGTAACAATTAACATTACTCCTGCGCTTAACTGGGCTGGCGGTCAAAATCAAAACTTGAATAACCCAATCGCGGCTGGAATGCAAATCCTCGGAGTTGCTTCTCACAGATGCGGCGGTATTTTGGGTGGCGATGCGTTTTATTTGGCTATGCCCCAATTGCCTGAACAAAGTCCTTACGATACTGCAAATGAGTATGACGATGACACTGGTGTGTCTATGCGTTTGACCTACGGTTCTTTATTCGGTCAAAACGAGACAGGCATGATTTATGACGAAACACATGGTTCTGTAATCGTTCCTGAATACTCCATGCGCTATGTCATTCCATTGTCTCAAGGTTAATTGTCGAGTAGGTGACTAATCATCACCTACTTAAACTCATTTTAAGAGGATTAATAAAATGCCTACAGCTCAAATACAAAATGAAACCATATATGCGTTACCTCGCTTATATACTCAAGGCTTGCAATTGTCAGCCGCTACACCTACTGCTGCTACTGTAGTTTGTGTTACCCCTGGTGCTGCAAGAGATTCTACTAACAGTATCGATATGGTCGTAGGGCTACAAAACTACTTCGGAATTGATAATCCAGCTCAATTGTTTAATGGCTACCAACCTGGATTATTCATCAATTCAGCGGTTAATGGTGCTAATGGATTGGACACTGGAACAATTGCTGCTAGTACTCAATACGCTGTGTATTTAATTGGTGATTCACGTAATTATCAAAATACTGCTGCTGTATTAAGTTTAACCAGCAATACCGCTCCTCTGTTACCAGCAGGCTATGACTCCTATCGTTTGATTGGATTCTGGGCAACTGATGGTTCCAGCCACTTTGTGTACGCAACTGTTAAGCCACAAAACATTGGTGGCTTGTTGACTTATTTTAACTCTCCAGCGGTTTCTGTCTTGTCTGGTGGTACTGCGACATCATTCACCGCAATTGACTTAACAACTAACAGTGCTATTCCAACCACTACTCTACAAAACATAATCGTTACTTTATTAGTAACTTTTACACCCGTAGCAGTTGGCGACACTGTTCAGTTTAGACCTACAGGTTCCAGTGCTACTGGTGGGTTACCAACAATTACTGGAGCAGTAGCTGGTATTGCTCAGAGTCAATACATCCAAGTAATAGCTGGTGTTGGTTCATCTAAACCTGAAATTGACTACAAAGTAACTTCTGGTTCTGATGCTGTGAGTGTCTCTGTAGTTGAATGGGCTGGTGTATCTAACAGCGCTTACCCTGCTCTAGTTTAATAACTTAAGGAGTGAGTTGTTATGCCATATTTAGCTCAGGACTTAATAACTCGCTCCTGGTTTTTATCAGGTATTATTGCCAGGAACCTTCAGGTTCCGACTGGTGACCAAATATTTGATGGCTTGCAGATGCTTAATGATTTGCTCAATTTTAAACAGATTGAGACCGATTTAATTCCATATTGGACTTATATCGAGTTACCTCTTGTGGCCAATCAAGAGTACTATTTTCTTCCTTATGTAGCTGCGATTGAGTCGGCCACCTTTAATTTAGATGTCGTGCGTTATCCAATGGACTATGTTAGTCGGCGTAACTATTACGGTTCATCACGGGTTGATAATATTTCAACTCTACCCTTTAGCTGGAACTATAACCGAGCTTTAGGTGGCGGGAATATGGCTTTATATTTTAAGCCTGAGTCAAATTACCCCATGAAGATGATGGTTAAGTTATTTCTAGTGGATGTAACGTTAACCACAGACTTAACTAATATTTCTGAAATCGTTCCATATGCCTTTGTTAACAGCGCAAATCAAGGGCTTGATACTGCGTATATAGAATATCTAAGATATGCTCTTGCTAGATACTTTTGTAGTGAGTATGGCATACTGTTTAACCCTGAATCAGAAAAGATATTAATGTCGTATCAAAGAAAGTTAATGTATGAAAGTCCTCCAGATTTATCGTCCATAAAGACTAGTATTTTGACAGAATGTCCAGGTTTTAACTGGGGTGACTGCAATATTGGTAAGGGGTGGCGTCCTTCTTAGCAATTTGTATGATTTTTTATCTATTAGAGAGGTTATTTGAACAAGATTAAGAGATGTGAAAAACATAATATTGAAAAAAAAGAGATAGGAAAAAATAAACAATTAAGATGCAATGAATGTTTTAATGAATACAGACGAAATT